CCGATGCTTCGCCACCCGATGCCATTTTTCTAACGTGCGCCCTTACATTTTGCGTGCCGGTAAAACCATTTTCCCAAAAAACTGCGTATGGTAGCGGCGCATTGCCCTTGTCGCGGCTAGTAATATTGCCCACGACCTGTCCCGCTTGTTGCTCAACCGTGCCTCGTATTGAGCGCGAAAGCGTGCCAGTGCGCCGCCGCAACACCTGACCACTCAATTTATTTTCTTTAACGTAAGCGACAAGATAAATGGCGATTTTATCCATCGCACGCGTGATGCGGTTGGCCATGTTTGACGGCAAGTTTTGAAAACGAGTGATGACCTTCTTGTCGCCAATTATTTCTGATGTGACGTTGATTGCCATTAGAACGTGATGACCCTTTTATATTGCTGCAATATGGTTTTTACCCAAGCTGGCATGTCAGAGCGGTCATAGCTGATTGTTTGGCCGCCCATGCTGCGCGAAACCTCGCCGTTACGCTGGCGATTGCCGAGCCAATATTGCACAAGCCCAATACACGCTTGCTCAAGGTCGTAAGGAATAACTGCATAACCACCCGTAAATGAAATAACAACATTTCCTAGACCACGGGTAAAAATATAGCCAAAAAGCATTATTTTTTGCCCATCAAAATAATAACCAGCATTTGTAATGCTTCCGGCTGGTATGCTCACGCCGTTGATTGTTACAGACGAAACGGCGGTGACGGGATAATCGGGGAGCACCATATAGCGCGCATTATTTCCATCAAATGTGCTGGTGTAGCTCAAACTAACAAAATCGCGGTTGCAATAGCTTTCTATCGCTATGCTTGCCGATGTCAAAAGCCGCTGCAACAACACATCATCTTGGCTTCCGACATTGATGTAGCTTTTTAGTGTCGCAAGCGTTGTGAGGTCATAAATATTGGCCGTCATGGTGCCCCCCGTTTAATTATGCCGCCAAATCCTTGCGGCGTGCGATTTCTTCTTGTACGGCCTCCAAAATATCTGGTTTGCCGGTGCGTGGTGCAAACTCAAGTCCAAGATGCTCTTTTGCAAATTCTTTGAGTTCTGGTGCCGTAAATCCGGTGACGTCAGTTTCTAAAATATCTGAACGATTTTTTGGTTTTGGCGCGTTTTTGTCTATTTTGTTAAGAGAAAAACCGTGCGATTCAACAAAGACGTCAACCGCATCATCGGGCACATCAACCGAGCCATCTTTGGCTATTTCATAGATTTTTCCGTTGTAACTGATGTGGCCTTCAGCATTTGAGCTGTAAATTTTTGTAGGCATAAAAAACCTTTCAAATGTGAGTTGAAAAAAAGGGCGGGAGACGGTATAACCCGAAACCCCCGCCCTTCTTATAACCCAATTGCTAGTCTAATACTAACCGTTTCCGATGTTGGTAATCATCCCGAAAGCTGGTGGGAAATAGTTTTGCAACACGCCATCAAAGTAAACGCCATATTCGAATTTGCGTTTGATTTGTGGGTAATCAAGCTCGTAATAATCACGACGCAAGCGCATGCGCAAAGGCACGCTCACGTTTGGCAATTTGTACGGCAAGCGCGACGAAGTGAAAAGAATCGTGCCCGCTGGCAAAGTTGGGTGCAGCAAAATCTCAAGGTCAGTGTTGCCGCCCATTGCGAATGGGTTGGTGTAGGCTTTCACCCCGTTACCAACGATAATGCCGCGCTGGTTCGTATCAAACACGAAACGTTGTGCGGAGGTCGTGGTGCCAGTGAGGGCTTTTTTGCGGATGTTCTTCATTTCTTGAGAAGAAACCCACATTTTATCTGGGCTCAAGCGGTAGTTATCCCAGAACGATTGCAGCGCAGCGTCAATTTCCACGATGGTGCCATCGTTGTTGCTGGTGAGCGGTGTGCCAGTACCTGCAACGCCTGCTGGCATTTGGTAGAAATACGAACCCGAGCCGCTTGTCATGATTTGCGTGAGCAAGCCATCAAACACCAGCGAGTTTTGCGACTTATCAGCGGTGAAGCCAGCCGAGGCGTTTTGAGTGCCGGTTGCGTTCGCCGTAATGAGCACGCTGTTGATGGTGGTGATTGCGCCGAGCAATTCGTTACCAGCGGTTCCCCAGAACCAAGCGTAAGCGTAAGCGTTTGCCTTAATGGCAGTCGTTGCGCTGATGGTCGAGGTTGAACCGGTGGTGACTTGCGATGCAGCCGCCGATTTGATTGCAGTGCCTTGGTTGTATGCTTCGCTTGTGCCATCCGAGGTGGTACGAGCTGCCGACAAAGGCAAGCCGTTTGTAACACCAGCGGTTGGCCCACCAGCGGTCAAGAAACCATCAAGGGTAAGTGCAACACAAATGATGCTGTAGGTTGCTGCTGCCAAGGTGCCGCCTGTGGTCGAGGTCGAAACCGACGGGGTGCCGGTGGTACCAAGCGCAACGCTGTTGTTGGCACCGAGGATGATATTTTCCTCTGCAATCATCACGGCGTTGAGCAAGCCAAGCACCGCTTCTGCTTTCGAGTCAACGAAACCTTCGGAGGTCATGTCTTGTTCAAAGGTTACGAAGTCATCAAGGCCGATGCCTTTAAACGCAGCAACATAGTCTTTGGTGGTGTGGGTAATTGCTGCACCACGGTTGCCCTCGGAAACACCAGCGCCACTAAAAGCAGTGTTGGTGCCGGTGATCGCGCGCCAGTTGGCTTGGATACCCTTACCGCCCACCGAGCGCGGAATCATATCGCGCAACGGCGTAAGGACGGGGTAAAGGTGGCCGAGCTGAGGGTCGAGGTCGTAGCTAGTAAGACCAGACACAGCCGATGCTGCTTGGGTAAAGCCAGCGGCCTTGCCTAATGCATCGTTGTCATAAATAGGATTAGCGACCGATTTGCGGTAAAGGTCGAGGGTTTCTTTTGAAAGGCTGCTCATGATATTCACTCCCTTGTGTTAAATCGTTGGTTTGCTGCCGGGTGATTTTGCACCCCATGTTTTTAGTTTACAGTGGTTGGCCGCCGCGTGCCCAAACTTTTTTTAATGACTCTTTTGCGGCATCGGGCGAATCAATTTTTGTTGGCTCATTATCAGCGGTTTGCGAATTCAAACTAGCCGCGTCGCTGTTCTTTTCAACAACTCGCAGTGTTGCTTTTAATGGTGCCGGCAATGCCTCAAGCTCTGCAACGCGGGCTTGAGATTTTGTTGCTGCCTCAGTTGCGGCATTGGCAATTTTAACAAGCGCTTCAACTTTTTCGATTGCCGTTTCACCATCAACATCACCAAGCATTTTAACAATTTCATCAGCAGTTTTTGCAGATTTTGTAAGGTCATCAACCGTTGCCGAAGCATCTTTGTCGGCGCTTTCTTCTGCGGTTTTATTCACAAGAGCGTCTGCATGGCGCACAATGTCATTGGCAAGGTCTTTCATTTTGCCGATGCGCTCGATGGTCGCTTTGCTGTGCGTAGCGCCAGCTTTTGCAACGTCATCGGTGTGTGGGGCAATAAGTTTTGCCCATGCCTTAGTAAAAGCTTCGGCATCGTCTTTTGACCATGCGGCCTTGATAAGCGTGGTTGCGCGCTCGCCCAAATAGAAAACATCAACGTCAGGCATAGAATCGTTGTCATAATTTGCGGTTAGCTCTGCCACTTCTTCGGTGGTCATTGCTTTAAGAATTTCACCGCCTTGCTTTAACCAATCAACAAGGGCTGCAGGCACGGCCGAGCCATCGCCTTCACGTTCCATTTCATCCATTTGATCGCTGGTCAAGTATTGCACTTGTTTCAGCAAATAAGCCAATGATGCAACATGGCACATGCCTTTTTTAATTTCTGGTTTGTCGGCCGCATCTTTTTCGCTTGTTGCATCTTTATCACCATCGGCAATAATTTCATCAACTTTGCCACCTTCAAGCGTGTCAGCGTTTCCGCCGTCGATGGTTTCTTCGTTTGTTTCGGCTTTTGTATTTGATTCAATCGCTGCAATCTCCTCATCGGTCAACACAGCGCCTTCGGCTTTTGCAAACGTGAAAACCGCTTCTGGGTTAGCTGGGCGGTCAACGAGCGAAATTTCAGAAAGAGTAATGCCTTTGATGATGTGCTTTTCTTTTTGGTCGCGTTCTGTAACACGGCCGCCAATGCTGAAACCCTTGAAAACTTTGTGCTCGACCTTCTTGCAAGCCGCCTCATCAACAATGTGAGTTTTAACCCAAGTGCGGCCGTCCTCTTGCGTTTCCATTTCAAGCACGGTTCCAACGGCGCTGTCGCTTTTGTGCATTTCGCGCACGTTAGCAAACTTCATGTAAGCGGGGATAGCGGCTTTGATGGCATCGGCTTTAATAATTTCGCCGTCGCTATCAACAGACTCGCTCGAAGCGTAGCCCATCACAATCATGGTGCCATCATCTTGTTTCTCTGCTTTCTCGATGTTGCCGTAAAACTTTGCTGTTTTTGCTAGTTTGGTGGCTTTATTGGTGCTCATGGCGCTATTCCTCTTCGTCGGTTGTTGTGTCGTTTTCTGTTTCAACTACGGGAGCGACATCGCACTCGCAATTGGGGTGAGCTGGTGCGGCGTCATCGCCACTGCTAAAATTATCATCAAGGTCGATTGTACCATCATTTGCATTGTCTTCGCAAATTTGACACGGTTCCTCGGCTAAAAGCCATTTTTTACCTTTAACAACGCCGCTCTCTCTATAAGCTTTCATGCTGGCGTCCATATCGGCTTTTGCTATTTCTGTGCGGGCAATAACTTCCGCGCGTGTGTCGCTGAAAGCGTAATTTTCGGCCAGTTTGTCTGCAAGTTCGGTTGTGGTCATGCCCTCAACGAAAGCGGCATCAATATCTCTGGCAATCATGTCGCGGGTTGTGGCGCTAATATTTGTTACAAGCTCGGCTGCGTTATAATCACCGATGCCGACAGCAATCTTTTCTGGGCTGAAATCATTGCCACGGCCATCAAGAAAATCATGGGCATCATCAGCACCCTCGCGCGCCGCCTTGGTAAGTTGCACGGCGCTAACTTGCACAATTGCATCAAAGTTGATTTCAACATCGGCCGCGATTTGGTCGGCCGTCGATTCGCTCTTTTGCAGGCGAGAAGTGCGTACGGTGAAGGCTTTATCGGCCGATGCTTTGCCGTATGTGGCAACGACCTGTTTGATGATAAGCGGCTTTTGCTTGGCGAAAACTTTAGTAATGCTGCCAGCGAGACGCTTTGCTCGCGTGCGATTCGCAGCACTCATTTTTGCCCACTTCGGCTTTTTTCCAGCGGCTTTCAACCCCTTCGTTGATTGCTCACCATCATTTGGGGCTTTGTCGCTAGTGGTTCCGCCGTCGGCTTGAGGTGGCGCTTCACCCTCTTTAGCAGACTGTCGTGGCAGTGATGGCAAAGGTTTTCCGTCTGGGCCAATGTTTACGTTGGGCATGTTTGTTTGAGCAGCTTTCATTTTGTCGGCTGCTTCTTTTTCATAGTCGCGGGCTTCTAAGCCAAGATTGGCGCGCACTTCGTTTTTATCCAACACATCGGCGGTTAGATAGATGTTGTCGATGTTTGCTTGCACCAATGGGTCGATGCTTTTCTCATCGTTCCATTTCCATTCGATATCATCAAAGCCCCAGAATTTGTCTTTGAGTGCATCAAGATATTCTTTGAAATAGGCCAAAATAGGCTCAAGGCCTTCCTCTTCGGCCTGTTCTTTCATGTTGGTGGTTTCGCCCTTGTTTACCTGTTTTAGGTATGGCGTGGCTGGCAGGCTGAAACAATATTGCACGACGCGGGCTAGCCATTCGTCAAATGCGTCGGTGAGTTGTGCGCTTTTGGTTTCGTGCACATCCATGCCGCCGGGGACAAATTTGGCGTGACGACGGGCAGCCGTGTTTCCTTCCATAATTGAATCCCAATAAACTTGATATTGGGCAATCTGGTCAGGGTTCCATGTGGTCGGCGTTCCGATGAGAGCTTCTGGGATATTCCCTTCGGTATAGAATTGTTGCTGCGAAATTGTGCGGCGCAACCCGATGTTGACGATTTGCACGATTTGCTCAACAGGCGAAAACCCGTAAGCCTTCCATGAGCGCGGGTTGCTTGGCCGGTAAATAAGCTCATCGCTGGTGTAATTGACAGCAGGAACACCATGCAAATTTTGTTGAAAAGCTGCCTCTGGCGGCAATGGCGTGCGACCGTATTGGTCTAGCAAAACCTTAATAGTTGCGCCGTCTATGACTTCGAACGCATAAGGTTTTCCGCCTTGGTTTTTGTGGCAATAAATAGTCGGCGCATCGATCACCAATAAATCCTCAAGTAACAATTTAATCCACATTGAAAAACTGTCGCGCTTGTTTGGCGTTTTAAAAAATTTATTTATGTCATCGCATCGAGCATCGGGTTTGGCTTTGGGGTCGCTTGGAACAAAGCTTCCTTTCATTTTGTACATTTGATCTTTGCGCGTTTGAATGGCAAGGCGCACCAAATAATAGGAATCCGCAAGGCCGCGAAGTTCGGGAAACCCAATGTATTCCGAAGCGCGAGGGGTGATGCTTAAATTTGCGCCAGCTTGGTAATCATACTGACGGCCAGCAGCTAGCGGCACAATAGCTTGCAATGTCTTGCCCGGTCCCATCCAAGCGGTGTCGGCTGATGTAATTGTGGTGAGCCCGCGCGCGGCGGCTTGAATCATTGGTGGTTCAATAGTGCTGCTTTTGGCGTTTGCTCGGCTAAATGCTTGGTGCTCTTTATCCATGATTTCCCCCGTGGTGTTCTTTGATTATATACCAAGCAATCGCCTCTCGGTCATTTTTTGGCTTCGGCCGCTTGCTGCTTTTCATATTCGCGTTTGTAATACTCCAAAATTGCCATTCCTTCAATTGGCTGAGTGCGGCGACGTTGTGCAAGAGCCAAAGCGCAAACGGTATCGTCGTGCAAGCCCGATGGCGCTGAGTAACGCACGCCGGTGCGCGTGTGCTCATACTCGAAATCAAGCAGCTCTCGTTTGATGATGCCGTCAGGGAACGTGATTTTGCGTTGCTGGATTGCCATGGCGAGGCCTTCCATTAGCTGTTGCTTGCTGGCGCTGGTAAATTTGTACCCCTCAAAATTGTTACTTTTGGCCTGCAATTGTTCAAGGATGGGGTCGCCAACGCCAGTGCTATCAACAAACGCTGGCGTCTTTCCTGTTTTTTCAAGAATAATCGCAACCGTTTCCATCCACGGTTTTTGAAACCGCTCGATTTGGCAGGTGGCACCATTTTCATCAAGAGCAATCCCAACGCACCAATCGACCGACTTTGCTAAATCCCATCCCCACCATGCGGGCGGTTTATCCGACAAAGGAGCAATGCACTGTTCAATATCAGCCATGCCAAATGGGTTGCCGCCGTCGTCGCTCGGTTCGCAAAGGTAAAGCTCGCGGAAAACATTGTCAGGAAGGTCACGCTTTGCGCTTTCAATTTCTTCATAAGTGATGACTTCCGCTTCGGCTGCATCATAGGCGGTAATCTTGTGATATTCCGAATCAACACTTCCCGATTCGGCGTTTCGGCAACCGCGATAGAAAAAGTTTTGCCGACCTTTCACGTTTCCGATAAGACGCGCAGGCCCGCGCGTGGCCGTTAGAGTTGAGCGGATAGCATGAAAAGCAGCTTCACGCATGCGGCTTGCTTCGTCAAGCACGGCAGCATGCACATCCTCACCATACAAATTGTCTGGGTTTTCTGCCGACTTAAACCAAATCGTGGCACCATTTGGCAATGGTATTTTCATAGGGCTTTCGGTGGTTTCACAATTCCATGCGCGCATAGCGTATTTGAAACGCCTAAATGCGATTGCGGCTTGCGAATACACTGGAGCAATCCACCAGAAGTTTTGCTCTGCTTTTCCTGTGATGGCTTTTTCGATGAGCCATATCATGCATGCGGTTGTTTTTCCCGCCTTTGTGCTTGCTTCAATATATCCCCACCTTTTTGTGTGAAATATCGCCGCAAATTGTTTCTCATACATCCATGGCCTATGCCACTCAATCGTTTCCATTGTCCGGCCGCGTCATATCCAGCGTTAGCACTGATGGGAATGGGTGTTTTGGGTCGTTGGCGTGCATAGTTTTGTCGCTTTGCCCGAGCTCGTTTTTTCCAAGGTGAATGAGCAATTTTATTTCACCCTTCATTGCCAATTCCCATTGCTTACCGCGCAAGCTCCACCGGCCGAGTGATTTTCCATGTTCCATTGCCGCAAGGAAATCAGGCTCAAGCTTGCGTCGTTTCAGTGTTTCAAGGCTCACATCAAGCGCGGCTGCAAGTTCGTCGTCGGTAGGGTTAAACCGACAAAGCATAATGACGCGGTCAAGTTCAATTTCTATTTTTGGGCGGCCAGTGTCAAACTTCCCGTCGGGGCGAATTTTGAGCGGCGGGTTGCCACGCTTATCCTTTGGTTTTGCCGCTCGCTTTTTTGGTTTCTTTGCCATCGGTGCAATTCCTTTTTCCTTTGATTTGTGACGCGGCCATTTCGTCGAATGGCAGGCCGGTCGCCTCATGTGTTGCCTGTTGGCCGGTGAAAGCCTGCCACCGCTTCACGATGACATCGACATATTTCGGGTCGAGCTCCATCAGGCGCGCATGGCGTCCGAGCTTCTCGCAGGCGATGAGGGTGCTGCCGCTGCCACCGAATAGGTCAATCACCGTGTCGCCGCCCTTGCTGCTATTTTCTAATGCGCGCTCAATAAGCTCAACCGGCTTTTGTGTGGGGTGGACATAATTGCCTGTCGCTCCTCTACTCATATACCAAACATCGGACTGCGCTCTGTTGCCGTACCATGCGCCACCTTTGACGTAGAAAATAAACTCATGCTGTGGCCTGTAATTGGCATTACCTAGACCGATTGATTTCTTGTCCCATACGATGCAGGCGGATGGCTTAAGCCCGCACTCAAGCATAGCAGTTTCAAATTCGCTGTATGTTCTCCACGGGAAACAAACATAGATTGCAGCGCCCGATTTGCTAACTACGACGGCCGAGGAAATAGCTTCTCGCACCAATTCCACAAGCTCCCCGCCTGTTTTATCGTCGCCCTTAATAACCCCAAATTTTTTTACGGTGCCATCATTTGAACCTACTTTGCCGGCACGTCCTCCACCATAACTCATGCCATACGGCGGGTCGGTGAAGACCATATCAGCCTTCGCGCCCGCCATGAGCGTCGTCACCGCGTCAATGGATGTTGAATCGCCACACATCACTCGGTGCGCCCCCAATCGCCACACATCACTCGGTGCGCTCACGGGCACGGTCGGCGCTTCCGGCACTTCATCCTCGTCGACAAGCCCATTAGTGACGGGCGGTGCGGGCAACCATGCGTTTGGCATGCCCCACTCTTGCAATTCGTCGATGCTGAAGTCCGTCGCCAGCATTTCGGTGTCAAAATCGCCAAACGGCAAATTGTCTTTGATAAGTAGCTCGCGGAATTGCGCGTCGGTTACTTCGCGGTCGGGCACAAGCACCCGTATGTGCTCGATGCCAAGCTCGGTCAATGCTTTGATGCGCTGATGCCCGCCGATGATGCGCAGGTCAGGCGTGGCAAGTATGCGCTGGTGATAGCCATTGCGGCGGATATTATCCACCAATCGGGCAAAAGCCTCGGGTGTTATCTTGCGCGGGTTTCGCTCGTATGGCGTAAGGTTGTCGACTGCGACTTCGAGCTCGACCCATTCAATGATTTTTTCTTTTTTCATAATATCCCCCACGCTTATTATGACATCGCGGGAAATAAAAGTCGATGCTTAGCTCATTGCCTCTTGGCAAATAAGGTTTGCGCCGACGTTTACGGTGTTTCCCGTCGCGTTGCTGATGCAAATTGATAGAATATCCGTTGTGCTTCCTTTGATGGTATTGAGCAATGCAAAGAAAAAGCTCATGTCCACTTCAACGGCACCAGCGCCAGACGTTGGCATTGGGAAGGCATAAACCACTTCCCCACCGGTCAGAGCCGTTGCAGACACATCCCGTTCAGCAAACGATTGCAACGAACCCAATTGCGTAAGAGGAATAAATGAAGCACCGGTCAATGCAATTTGGTTCGTCGGGTTACTTGCTACCAATTCAACAAGAATAATTTGTGAAGCGCTTGAATAGCTTACAAGCTCAAGTTTTTTAGGCAAAAGTTGGCCACGGTTAATTAAGCCGATTGTGTAATTCAGGCCAGCCGTAAACGCTTGGCTCCATGCGCTACCTGTAACAACATCGCCAAACGTCAACGTGTTGTTGGTGTTTGAAGTGATGCGGCCAGTATATGGCGAGGTGACGGTGCCCACGCCCGTTGCAACAGTGGTGCCGGTTGGCAAATTGACCGTAATGGTGGTTGGGCTGGTGACGGTTGCGCCAAAGCTTCCGTTCCATGAACCAGCGCCACTGGTAAAGCCAGCCAGTGTCACAAACGGGTTGCCTGTAAGGCCGTGAGGTGCCGAGAAAGTGAGGGTGCCAACTACTGGCGAACCTGATACGGTTCCTGTGCTGACGGAAGGCGTTGGAGCAGCCGAAATATAAACCGAACGGCCAGCCCATTGGTTTACTGACCAAGGTGTGCCCGCAACAGTGATAGTGCTTGTTGTGCCCGACGTAATCGCAGCGCTTGCTTGCGTATATTCCTGCGTGCCCATGACTCGTGGTTTAATTGAAAGAATGGGTTTGCGAACCGAACCATTCGCCACTGCGTTAAATGGCGCGGTGTTGAGCATTCCATAGCTGTAAGTAAATCCGCGTTGCGAATCTTGGCCACCATCAACGCAAACGCTTACACCGTAATGATACATTGATGCAGCAACGCTAGCACCAGTATTGCGAAGCTCATATCGGATTGGCAAATTTCCCGTGCGTGCCCATGGCACTTGCATTACGTTACCTGCTGCAAACGAATGCAAAATGATTGGTTCGCCATTAATTAAAATTCCC